TTTACATTCATACCCAACAACATAATCAGTCCAATCTTTAACAGGATTCTTTTTTAACTTTTTACTCATCTTTTTGAAATATGTAAACTTCTTCTACGTTACAATCTATGTTAGTGCAGAAGTGTACGTTTATTATGCCTTCACCTTCTAAATTAAAGTCTTCGTATTCGTGTTGTTCTTGCCATTTTAAAGGCATTGCGCATTGTGGACATTTCATAATCCTTCTTTTAAGTTTTCAACTAACTTGTTAAGCTTGTCTATTTCGTGTTTTTGTTCTGCTATTATTATTTGATGGCGCATATTAGCTTTACATTCTAAATAGTATTCATCTTCAAACTGCAAAAAAACGTTGTGAAAATGCTCTATGTCTTCAGCGCTCTCCTGCATTGAATTTATTAAATCTGTTCTGTGTTCGTGTTTTTCTCGCAGCTCTTCTAAGCTTGACTTAAACTTTATTAAGGTAGTTTTTAGGTTGATCTTGGCTTTTAATATTTCTAGTGAGTTCATAGTGTTGTTTTATAATCCGCAATATCCACTGTCGCAATCGTTAAAGTCATCGTCAAAAAGCGAATGCTGAGATTTATAGCTTTTAATTTTATCGTAAGTTATTCCTGTTTTCCAAGTTGATGCCTTAGCCTCCCTTTCTTTTTTAGCGAACCATTCAAATTTTGAAGGCTGTTTGTTGCTCATGTGTTTAAGCAATAGCTCAGGTCTATGAAAGCAGCCTACGCAATTATTCATGTATGCAAATCTTACAGGCTTATCCTTCCAATATTCCTCAATATTATCCTTAAATATGCCGTCCTTAATAAGAGGAAATTTGCAAATTCTGTAAGGTAATGTTTTCCATTTATTGCGCCCATTCTTTTCGCCTACCTTAAACTTAAACTTTTCAACGCCTTGCTCCATGCGTTCAATCATGTTTTTAGCTCTTCTTTGTTCATTAGCTCTAAATCCTATTCTCATTTCTACAGGCAATTCAGTATTTTCATAACACCATTGAGCAATGGGTTCGACTTTCATCTTTACTGTACAAATTCTTTGAACCTTATTAGGCAAAAATTGCTTACCGTTTTTATTCATTATAACATCGTCAAAGGTATCTGCGCTTATCCAAGTTATCTCTGAGCCTATGTATTGCTCTAAATCTAGCATTGTATATATAATCGCATCCTCCTCAAGCGTACCTATAAACTCCTTGCCTATCCTATCAGATACTTGTTGTCTAATTTTAGCATCAGGAAACATACAGCTGAAATCATTTGTTCTGACTAGGCTAAATATATTAAAATCTGCAGGATATTCCTTTGCAATGTAGCTAGATGTTTTACCTCCTGATATGCTATTGACTGTTGTCATCGTATGTTTTTTAATGGGTTAACGCCTGCAATAGTAAAACCTAATCCGCTATTAAATTCGCAAAAGATATAATCGTCTAGCAATGTTTGTTGCCCTCCTGTATCTGTATCTTTTATCTTATCAACTGAAATCAAAGTTATGTATTTCATTGATTCGTGTTTTACTAGCCTGTGAATTACTAGGAAGTCATCGCAGCGATTTAAAAAGCTCTTGCCTCCTTCAATGTGCGCTGCCATTGGTGGGCGTAAATGACCTTCCCACATATGCCCCTTTTGGAATATATTACCTCCCCTTCCGCTCTCAGATGTTGGGTGCGTATTTATGTAAATAGTCTTGCCTGTTTCATTTACAAATTGCCTTGCCATATTTAAAAACTCGTAGTTCCCTTCGTAACCCATTTTTCTATCTAGGCCTGTATAAGGATCGATTAGGCAGGCATCTGCATCTGATTGTCTAAATATCTCTAGCAGCTCCGCAGGTTTATATAGTTTGCTGTTATCTACAAAATCAAAGTATTGCTCTAGGAAAGTAGATGCGCTTGTTATTTGTTGATGGCTTAATCTATTGTAAGGCGTATCTGTATACATCTGTATCATGTCTCTCAGGATTTGACCGTAGCTATTTTCGCCTGCCCATAAACAAAATTTTAAATCATGCTTTAGCGCTAGGGTTAAAAAGTACCAAAATATAAAGTAAGATTTACCTACGTTGTCATGTCCTAAAATTATATTGAGCTGCTTAGGTTTGAAAACTATGTTTTTATCTAGCTCGCAATCTAGCTGTAAACCTTGCTTTATTTTCCCATCTCTGTAGTCTAGAAGGTATTTTAATTGTTGTCCTTTTTTAAGCATATCCTAACCTCTTTGCTTTTAGTGTTAATTTATCTTCATCTAGCTTTGGTTCTTTCTTGAGCCAATTCTTTGCCGTTAAATATAATGATTTGTATTTAGTGTTTTGTTTAAAGTTTTCTATTGCCTCTAATACTGAATTAATTTGATCCTGAGAATAATCTGTATTTAGCTTATTAAATTGCTCAACAGAGATAGACAAATGAGCGAAGCTCCTATATATATCTGTATCACTAACACTAACACTAACACTATCGGTTATTTTTGTTATAGGTTTATAACACTTGTTATCGCTGTTATCTTTTCCCCATCTTTTGGCCATTCCTTTTTTACCTGCCTCGCTTTTCTTTTGCCTTATTTTCTCGTATTTCTTTAAATCTCTTTTTAAGCTCTGCCTGATAGGTTCAAAACATAAGTCTGTTATAATGTCATCGGTTACAGGATCCTTGTCGTTAACGTACTCTAATGTATGTTTAAATAGCTTTCCTGCCTGCTCATCTGTTAGCTTCTTAACGGTATGAATTAAATCGCAGTAGAGTAAAAAGCTTTTCTTGTTGTCTGCCATAAATTTAAGTTAAAAAAAAGTGCTACGCTTTCGGTGGGTAGGAGACACTTACTAACGTAACACTATAAAAATTCGATTGTCCTACCAACTTGTGCAAATATAATTATAAATTTAATTTTTTTTCATACTTTTCGTTTAATTGTTTTATATTATAAACAATCTTGCTAAAGTTTTCTTCTATTGCTTGAATATATAATTGGTTTTTTTTACATATTTTTTTAGCCATATCATCATTAATAATATATTTATTTTTCCTTATTGTCAAAAATCTTCTGTATGCTTTAATATCATTATTTAGCATATAGTCATTTTGCTTGCTTAAAATCTTATATTGGTTTACATTATGAATAACGCTAGCATGATGATAATCAAACATTTTAGCTATATGCGATACAGGTATTTTATAATCCAATAATAATGAAAACAAATACATTCGTTTATGAACAAATAGCCTTGTTCTATTTCTTTTTTTTAAATTATCTTTTATTATTAAATAGTTTATGTCATTAATTAAGTCTTCCATATATCCAAGTTATAAGTGCGCAGTAAATAGTTTCTATTAATCGCATTGTTCAATTTTTATTATTAATTCCTTCCACAAGTTGAATGCAGCCTTTGCATCCTGTTTATTATATCCTTTGACATATTTTATAGCATAGCTTACAGGAGCGCTTGTGTCGCTTCCTTTATATGTCTTGTACGTTATTCTATAAGTTTTTAGCATTGTTTGGTGCATTAAGTAATCAAAATATAGGGAGTCATTAAAGTTATCCCAAAATTCTAGTTTAAAAGGATCATTCATCGTTTAAAAGTTTTTCTAATTTATTACAAAGATTTGTATCTGAGTATTCTCTGCCATCCTGTAGCAATGTATCAGGCAGAACGGTATAGTAAATTGTATCTGATTCTGCCCACGTTATCTCGTCATTCATTGAGTTAAAGCTTACAGGATATTGCTCGGATCCTATCTCAGTCTCTATGGCTACCTGATAAGCAACCTCTCCAACGTAAAAGATAACGCTGTCATCGTCTTGGTGTTCTATTTCTATCATAAGCTTTTAATGTATTTCTTGGCCTGCTGTTTCATGTAATCAGTATCTAGCCATTCAAGCAGCTCTATTGTGTCAAAGGTTAAAGTAAAATCTTTACCGTATTCGTCTTTTCCGCAGAGGAATGTTTCATTGTCTGCTGTTGACATAAACGTATTAATGTCATGTAATCGTTTTCTTATTTCTATTTTCTTGCTCATTATCCAAAAATTAAAAGTGTGTAATAAAATATCGTAACCAATCCAAAAAGCGACATTGCGCCTAATATAAAATCTTTCGTTTCGTTTTTCATAATCTATTTATTTTTAATTTGTGATTCGCAAATTGCGAATAGTTGTTTAGTAAATCTTTCGTTTAATCTGTCTATGCACATTTGATATATTTCTATGTTATGCGTGTTTTTGTTGCGTATAGATTCAAATTCTAATCCTGAACCAAAGTGATTTGACCATTCTGCTTCGTTTGCTTTTTGATAAAAGCTAAATCTTGCTTCCTCTATCTCTAAAAGCAATTTTAATTTTTCTGTCCTATTCATTTTGTTTGTGGTTTAAAGGGGGATTGCTCCCCCATTGGTTTTAATATTAAAAATGTATTTCTTCATTTTTCCAAGCGTTAATAACTTGACTAATAGTTCTGACTTTTTCGTATCCGTTTTCAAGTTGTTCCCAATTTAAATATGCTTCTTTACCCAATATATAGGTTCTTTCTAATTGACAAGATTTATCAGATACAATGCAACCATTAAGGATTCCGTATATCTCAATCTCGTTTCCTTTCGATGTTGTGAATTTTGCTAATGTTTTCATTTTGTGTGTTTTTTATATTGTTATTAATTAATTTGTCTTACAAATATATAACAATTATTTAGATTATTAACAATTTACAAAAGAAATTAACAATTTTATCTAAAAAAGATGCGTAAGCCTTGCTATTTGGCCGTTTTGATAATGGTGTATAAAGCCTTCAACCGCCTGAGGAGCGTGCTGATATCCTTTTCTGTGATGCCATGAGTCCGTCGCTGACGGGGATCGCAAGCTTTCGACAGTTACACCTGCATAGTCTTTGCTTTGCTTGTGGTGAACGTGATGGGTGTAAACGTATCTATGTTTTGTTTTGCTCCATTCAATAGGAAATTCCTGAGCCATTAGCAAAGGCAAATCTGCCTGCTTGGCGCCATCGCCATGAGTTGTGCCTATAAGATTGTTTCCGTATCTGTAGCCTTTACGATGAGCTATAGAGCAATCGAATGTGATATTTTTATTGTTTTGGAAATAGGTTTGTATAACGTCTGCCAAGAAAAAACCGCTTTGGTAGTCATGGTTAGACGGATTGAAAGTAAAATGAACATCTGCAACAGCAATCAATTGCAGCAATACATCAACATAAAGCTGTTTAGCTATTAAGAAATTACTGTACCACATTCCTGTGCTGTCCTGATTTGTGCCGCTTGTGGTTGTTTGCTTTGGAGTATCTATGTGCAGAATATCATTACCGCCAATGAATAAAATTTTATCAATAGGAAAGCCTTGCGCTTTGTTTAAAATGCCTTGCACGCCCTCCTTAACTCTCTTTACAGCTATTTGGTTGTTATATGTTTCGCCTGTTTCAAATGAATCTGCAAGTTTGCCAATATGAATGTCAGCAGGATCTAAGACCAACAAATGCTCTTTTTTGCCTAGCTTTCTTTTTATCTCAGGATATACAGGAGCAAATTCTTTTAAATCTTTTATTAGCTGTTTGCTAAGCTCCTCTAGCTGCTTCTGTGATTCGTCTTTATGTAATGGGTTCTTAAAGAATAGACTAGCATCTTTTGTTTTGAGCCATCCATGCTTTACGCTTTCAACATCTACGCCTGCCTGCTCAGCTGCTGCCTTAACGCCTCTGTATTGGAATAGTAACTGTTGCTCGTCTTGCGTTAACCTATATCTTTTATTCATAAGAATTTGTTTACAACCTTGCCTGCTAGATACATAAAAAAGCCTAGCGCACAAACTCCGATAATTAACCAAAAATAATTAGGTTGCTTCTGCGCTTTAGCTCTCTGCACTTCGACTCTTGTCTCTAGCCTAACAGTATCTCTATGTATCTTGTATTCTATTCGTGTTTCTAACCTTGTTTTAGGCACAAATACATTCTCGTAATGCACTATTGTATCCTTGCTAGAAAAGTATTTTTCGTATATAATAGTGTCGTGAACAACCATAGGCACAGAGTCAATAGTTGCTATTCTAATCGTATCGCTTGAAATAAGAGGTTCTAAGCCCTTTTTAAGAGCCTTCCTATAGTGATAGTTAGCTGAACAGCTAAACAGCGTTAAAACGCAAATAAGGCTATAAATTCGCATACTCTAGCTTTGCATTGAATGATGGGCAGGCTTTATTGGCGAAGTCTCTGTGTCCAAAAATCTGCATATCTGCATTGTATTTATATATCAATTCAATCATTAGTTTAATTAAAGAATCTTTTTGCGCTGTTGTTCGTGTATCCTTAGCCTTGCTCATATCTTTAGTCATTCCACCAACGTATGCAATCCCTATAGAATCCTGATTTTGCCCTGATGTGTGAGCGCCTGATTTCTTTATGCTGCGGCCTCGTTCTATTGTACCATCAATATGTATGAGGAAATGGTAGCCTATTGTATTGAATCCTCTAGCCTTGTGCCATCTAGTTATGTCAGCTACGTTATGAGGCCTTCCCTCAGGAGTCGCTGTGCAATGGATTACAATTTTATTTATCTTTCGCATTTATGTCTTTAAAGTCTTGCGTAACTTCTTTTGCTCTTGCAAATAGATTCTTTAATGAATCCCAAATGTCAATGCCTTTGACCGCCTTTATATTTTCGTTTAGACTAATTACTTCAATACTTACTAAAACTAAAGCAAGTATTTTAGTTATAAGAAGCTCTACGCTAAAAAATGTTAACACTATGTCGTTGATAATGTAGTAGTCTATCAAATAGAATAGCATTACGGTAACTTCATAAAGCAGGATTTTAGAAATTACTGCGCTTAATTTTCTTGACGTTATTGGCGTTCCTAATTTTTTAGATTTCCAAACGCCTGTGATAGTGTCAACAATTACAGAAACACCGATAAGAATCAGGATCCCGCTTATAGGCATAAAAAAAGACGAAATAATACCGAGCAGCTGCATAGAGTAAGCTTTTAGTTTTAGTTGTAATATTAATAACTGCGTTTTCATTGTTCAAGTTGTTCGGTTAATTGATACGTGAGATAAATTGCAAGAAAGCACCCAATAGCCTTTACGTGAAAAGCATTATCGTAGACCATTCCGAAAGCTGCAATGTAGCCAAACACGAAATATAATATTGCTAAAACTTTCGTATGCATTATTCTACAGGTATGGGTTCTGACCATTCTGCTGAAGCCATAAGCGCTAAAGCTTCTTCGTGCGTTAAAGTTTGTAAAGGTACAACCGTACCGTCTGTTATAAACGTAGGTTCGTGTTCGTCAAACCACTTAATTACAAACTCTGTTCCGTCTAAAGAATATCTCAAATATTCGTTGTTTTCTTCAGGTACTTGTGTAAAGTCTACGTTGTCTATATCCGTTGTAGATATTATTGCGTATACGTTTGGTAAATGTGACATAGTTTTGTTTTTAATTCGTTTTTATGTTGGTACGTCTGTACTTCTATTGGCTTCTACCATAAATACAGACCTTGCTATTCGTGTATCTGTACCTACGCTTGTCATTGTCCACGTTGCACCATTCCACGTTGCATTGTCGCCCATTCTGAAGTTTATCAATGGTGAGTATGTGTCAAGACTTTGAGGTTCTCCGTTGTTATAAATTGCGCTTACGTCACTTGAAGAAAGTTCTGTTGTGAAAATAGCCGTTTCGTCAATCAATCCGCTTATTTGTGATGGCGAAGAATTAATTTTACCTATGGTAAGCAAAGCACTTGTATTTTTCATTGCAGTATACGATTGCTTAACGATGTTAGTAGATGTTTCTAAACTACCATTTATATAAATTTTCATTCCATCAGCGGCATTACTACCTCCAACACCGCTATATGTAGTAACTATATGAAACCAACTTGATGTGGTTAAGTTTGTTGTGGAATCTATACTCTGTTGACTATTACCGCCGTTATCTTTTATAAAAAACCTTACTTTGTTGCTATTGCTGAACATTCCGATGGCATACTCTCTATTAGGCGAACCACTATCCTTACCTATAAAAACATTATTGTTACCACTCAAACTATTCAAATTAACCCAAAAAGAAATAGAAAAAGGCGAATCTGTTGTACCATTACCAAAACTTAAACCACTTGTATCCGGCACTAAAAAGGAATCATCAATTCCGTCAAAGCTGAAGGAGTTTACATTGCTGAATGGTGGTGTACCTCCTGTTCCTGTTATGTTAGTTTCTCCGCTTGGTGATAACGTTTGACTTTTACCCCAATTGATCGTATTATCTATTGCGCCTTGACCGTAGTCAATGGTATTATTTACTGCTGCTTGTCCAAAACCTATTGTATTTGCCATTTTCTTATGTTGTTATTTCTCCGAATAAATACCAAGTATTCGTGTCTGTTTTTA